TGAATACTCTTCTAACTCTTCATCTTTTGTTTCTTGTTTTTGACTAGTATCTTCTTTTTTAGTTTCTTCTGGTGATTCCTGAACAACTTCAACTTCACCATCTTTTTTATCTTCTTGTTTTATTTCTTCTTTAAGCTCGATCTCAACAGCGTCGCCCGATGTATCTATCGGTACCATTTTATCTCGCTCTGATTGCACTTGTGGTTGCATAGACTTCTCCATGTTACATTATGTTAGCTGGCAGAATATCTCGAGGATCATCAACAACAGCCAGTATTTCATCGTCATTAATTATCCTTAGCTCACCACCGTCAATACGAATACGAGATCCTGCATATCTAGTAATGAGAACCCAATCACCCTCTTTACACCAAGGGCCACTAGGAAACTTTTCTTTATCTTTATAACACTCAGGTCCCATTTTAAGAACCTTACAGATGTTTGTTGTTACTTGTGATTCTGTAACTGTATCGTCAGTTAATAACACGCCACCTTTTGTTTTACCTTGAAGTTTTAGTGGGAATAATACCATTCTCCAACCAGACGGTTGAGGTATTTTTTCTACTTCATTTTTCTTTTTCTCCGCTTGAGCACCATCCCATACATGTTTTGGTACTATTAGTTTTGGTTTAGTCATCTTCTAGCTCCGTTTTCTTAAGCAGGTCCGTGAGTTCCTGTTCTTCTTGTTTTAACGCTGCAAGTTTACCTGTGAGATATTTGTAGTCATCCCATGTTTTGCAAAGTCCACTTAATATAGACTCTTCCACTTGCTTTTGTCTAGCAATTAAATCGTTTTTGTAAGCTGTAAAAAAATTTTCTAACCGCATGCCTTCATTTGATTGGCCATGGATTTAGCTCTATTGGGTGTTTGTTTTGCCCAACGTGAGTCAAGCATCTCAAAACTTGCTCCAATATAATTCTGTTCAGACAAACATTTCCACATATTATTGAATTTTGAAACGCCTGTTCTGCCTAATTGAAATACCATTTCTATTATTAATTCTTCTGCTTTGTCATCTATTTCTAAGCAGTCTCGTTCTTCCATCAACTCTCTTGCACCACGAATAGCTTCTTGCAAATCTTTTTTAAGTATATCCATTAGGAATTCTTCTTCGTATTCTTTATCGTCCTCCCAAAAATCTTCAACGCAAAGATGACCTACGCCCACGGTTCGCTTACCAAGTGTATCAAGGTATACTTTATTACGATACCCTTCGTGTTTTTTGACGGACTCTAATAATCTCTCTAGGTTCATTTCTTTTTAAATAGACCTATCGCACTTGATCCTGCTTTGATACCAAAGCTGGCCGATATCGCAATGTATAATAAATTGTGATAATATGCCGGTAGGTCTTGCAAGGCGATAAACCCTTGATGTACATGATCTTGCAAAGGCGTGAAGACTAAAACGGCTGGAAGAAGTAGAACAATGAGAGCTACCTCATCTTTCCACGACCCTTTCATTTGATCAACAGCGCTTTGTTCCCAGGCAACTTTACCAGCGATCTGGTCTTCTTTAAGTTTCTGAGTTGCTTTAATTGTTGTAAGTTTTAATTCTTGTTTTGCTTTTTTTGTTTCTACAAAACCCTTGACGCCGTCAGCGACGACGCCAAGTAAAGGTTTAGCTAAGAGTTGCCACATAAAACTTTAGATTGCCCCTATAATAATAATTACGATTATCGCTACGATAGCAGCTTTAATCCAGTCTTTCATGCTCCAGTCAGACCACTCTTTTAAATGATCCCAGAGATCTGTTAAAAGTTTCATAGAAACCTCCTTTGTTGAAATGGTTTTATTACTTTACACCCTTGAATGCAACTTTTTTGATTTGAGCGTTGCTAGTCTGCCCTTTTGGTCCTGCACCTTTGTTTTGATTTACAATAAAAGGTGAATACACAATAGCTGCATCAGAACCAACTTTCATGTTAGGAAAAGGGTTTTTTGGTTTTACCACTTCTACTTTTGTTTTTTTAAAGTTCATTGTTAGCCTCTCTTCTTTGCAGGGCCGCCTCGCTTTAAGCCTCTAGCTTTTAATGCTGCAGTAGCTTTTGCTAGCCCGCCTTTTTTCATAAAGCCCATTTTATTTCTGACAGCTTTAGGTAGCTTTGGTAGTCCTTTATTTTTACTTGGTATTGGTTTTAATCTTTTCATTAGTGAAGTGTTACACTAGTTTTCTCGATAATCCAAGATTTATTTATTAAGTCAAATAAAACCTTGGCTTCTTCTTCTCCAAGTTCCTCTCTGAGAATGACCTTAGAGCAAGTAATTAAAGCTGCAGCAAAATCTACTAAATGAATATTATCTTTACTAGCTCTAGCTTTTACACTTTGATATATCTCAAGAGCGAGCTCTGGATTAAATACTTTATCGGTTAGATCGACCATTCATTTTAGATAACGTAACCGCTGCTCTAAGTCCAGCTATATCTTGTCTTGACTCTAGGTTGTCTTTGTTTTGTTTTTCTTTTTGTTTTAATTTTAACAAATCAACGGCTACATCGTTATCATCAGCTTTTTCTTTTCTTCTTAGTTCTGCTGCTTGAAGATCTAATTCTTTTTTACGTAATTCAACAAGACTATCTTGATCCATACCTTCCATCATTTCTTGTTCTTCAACAACCATGTTGTTTGTTATGACACCAATTCTTTCAGCAATCTTATTTTCAATTTGCATTTGAAGTTGTTGCTGTTGCTCTGGTGGAAGCTGCATAGCTTGTTGTAACTGTGGCGCCATTTCTTGCATCACTTCTTCTCTTGCTTGGAAAGATACGTGTTCAGAAATATGTGCTTGTAATAAACTCATTGCACCTAAATTACTTTTCACCAACATACTAGACATGAAAGCACGATGCGCATCGATATGTGCTTTGTGTGCTTGTCCTGGAAAAGCTTTTAGTGGCTTGCCTAATAACGCAATAGAATTTTCTAATGCTGGATCTGTCGGCTGTGGTTGAGGCGGTGGAGGAAGCAACGCCTCAATGTTGTCCACGCCCAATGCAAGATACATACGGCGGTATGCTTCTTGCATGTTATGTTGTTCTGGATTACTTTGCGCAAGTTGTAATTGTAATTGAGCCATTGCAACTCGTTGTGACATCGAGAACATGTTCGGATCTGAAACGGGAACAACATCAATTCTATCATCAAAATCTGTTTGCTTAACTGTTTGGTTGCCGCCCACGACCTGATATGGGTACTCGGGTGGTAGTGAAGTAGAAAATAATTGTGCTAGTAATTTAAATTCTATTTTTTGTGCATAGTGCAATCTTTTATGAATAGCACTCATGACTTTTGCCCCCTGCTCCATTAAAGCAAGCGTTGTACCAACTGGTGCATTTGTATTTGTTTCTGCGATTTTCATATCAGCGACGGCTGCAAATCTTTTGCCGGCGTCTACGCAAAAACTTAATAGTTGAAATAGTGTTTGATCGGGTCCCTTGTAAGGTAAAGGTAATAATCCTTGGCGCAAATCTCCGCTTGGTGCATCAACATCTCTGAACTCTCCTGGTTGTAAAGGATTGTCATCATCTCTGATTCTAAGACCTCTTGCTTTAAAGCCTGCAGGCAAGTTTGATAATGTTCCCGCGTCGATGAGTTGACGAAGCGTGGAGGTAGCCGTTCTTGATAGACCTCCAAGCATATGGATAAGACCAAAACCATAAAAGCCAAGACCAGGAAGAAACTTGTAGTGTACGAAATATTGTATTTTCTTTTTAAGTGGGTCATCTTCCTTGTAGTTTCTGTAGATAGAAAGAATTTTATTTGAACCTTCATCTATCGTTACAATGTATGGAAGCTCTATACCTGTTTCTTCTCCTGTATTCCCGTCTTTATCTTCGAAACCTTTTATGTTTAAATTGCAATGTATTTCATAAAGCGTGTATGTGTTGTTTGAGTAGTCTGTTTTCTCTACACCTTCTAAACTATTATACTTTCCTTGAATTTTAGACTCTTCGTTGCTTTCCTCTACTTCAATATCTCTATAAAATCCGTTAACTTGTAGTTTAAGTAGCTCATTTCGTGTCATTTTTACAATTTGACCTACACGTTCTGCCGTATCGAGATCCGTGGCTAGAT